CTGCTTGAGCAGTTGGAACGCCCATGCCGTTGTTTGCATCTCTTGCATTGACCTGATACGCATAATTCGCGTCAGCCATTGATGCTGTGAAGTTCACCGTGTATTGCCCAGTCCCGTTATCCGTAATCGAACTCACGTTATAACTCGCCCTAATAGCAACCGTCCCCGTCCCATTAAAATTAACCCAAGCCTTAGCCGTCCCAGGCACATTGATCGGGGAATCAGTTCCCGACGCATTTTGAATTGTATCGACTCTTAGTGTGCTCATAATGGGTTACCGGAAGATGGCGACGGAGACAAATTTTGTATCAACCATGTTGCCAAAACTAAAGCCATACATACAGCTAAACCTAAAAGCTGTTGTTGTTGGCGCAGATTCAGTGCCTGACCCGCTTGTAATAGTGTTGATGTTTAATGCAGTGCCTCCAGTGCCAGGTGCACCAATGCTTACGTTGCTTGCGTAATTCGCATCCGCCAACGCCGTCGTGAAGTTAACCGTATAGTCTCCCACCCCGTTATCCGTAATGCTGCTCACGTTAAAACTAGCCCGGATCGCCACAGTGCCAGTACCGTTAAAGTTTACCCACGCCCGACAGAACGTACCAACCTCAGTACCACTAACATTCTTAATAACAGGCGGGTTGCTGTTATAAGTTTGAAGGTTATCTACTTGAAGGCTACTCATACAATGCTCCAGGTTCCACCAGAACCAATAGAAACGGTAACCCCATTGGCAATAGAAGTGGGGCCAAAAGTGCCCCAGTTATACGAGCCAGAAAGGGTCACACTAGAAGTGACTGACTTAAGATTTTTGATGAACAGGCCGTCATTAACGACATCATCCAGACCAGTATCTGAAATGCCACTAATTGACCCTGCTCCGTTAAATACAAGAGGCATGATAGTTAATTAACTAGAGGACAACCCAACTAGCGTTGGAAGGGACGGTAATGACGGCACCAGCGTTAATCGTGATGGGACCGGCACTCATGGCATTTTTACCAGCGGTCAGGGTATAAGACGTGGTGACTGTTTGACCATTTTCATAGAATACATCATCACCACCAGCACCAGACGCACCACCAGCAGTGCCCCAGCTCAGTTCACCAGCCGCATTGCTCTTAAGGGCATGACCAGAAACCGTGGCATCAGTACTAGGAAGCGTCCAAGTGACGTTGGAAGCGATGGTGGTTGGAGCCTGGAAGGCAACCCAGTTACCGCCATGACCCGTGGCTTCACCAAAGCGCAGATCCGACTGGTTATCCAGAGTGACGTTGCCGGTAAGGGTGCCACCAGTCAGGTTGAGCTTCTCATCGGTCAGCTCTTGAATAGCACCTTGAACGTTGTTAGACGCAATCGTGCTATACGGGGCAAAGCTAATGCTGGCTGCATCACCAGGGACATAAGCAATAACCCAAGCAGAGCCAGTGTAGACCTTCATCACCGAAGAGGTGGTGTTGTAATAAAGGTCACCAGCATTCAGCGGATCGCCATCATTATCAACAGTAGGGTCGGTAGCTTTAGCACCAAGGTAGCGATCATCAAAGCTGTCAAAGGCAGCCAGAGCAGATGCAGCAGAACTGGCAGCACTGGTTGCACTGTTAGAGGCGTTGGTGGCGCTAGTAGAAGCGTTAGAGGCAGAGGTAGCTGCGTTGGATGCCTGGGTCGAAGCTGTAGAAGCACTGCTTGCCGCATTGGATGCAGACGTAGAAGCAGCACTAGCAGAAGAACTAGCATTGCTTGCGCTGGTTGATGCGTTAGAAGCACTTGTGGAAGCTGCAGAGGCACTAGAAGCAGCATTAGATTCGCTGGTAGATGCAGCACTAGCAGAGGCTGCAGCAGCAGCTGCATAGCCCCCAGCAGTACCAATCGTACTGTCTACATAAGCTTTTGTGGAGGCGTCAGCATTGTTGGTTGGGGTTCCGACGTTAGTGATTTTAAAACCACCAGCATCAAGTGCTCCAGTCAGAGTTCCGCCAGTACGGTCAAGGAAACGATCTTTAATTTCTTGTACAGAGTAGTTACTCTGAGTAAAGTTATCGTTTAGATCCTGAGCACGAATAGCTGAACCGGCAAAAAAAGTAGACTGAAGAGAATCTACATCAGTATCTCGGTAGATCCGAATTGCTACCCCAACTGCCGGTGCAGTCGTAAAAGAAATAGTTGTAGCGTTGGCAAGGGTGTATGCAGTTGTCAGAGTACCGTTAAGAGTTACCTTAATATCAGTCTCTTCAAGATATTCAAATGTAATTGAATAGTTCGTAGTTGAACCATTCCCAGTGTATGTATTTTGAGTTACAGCCATTTACGCTAGGTAAGAAAAGGGAATGGGTGGATTACTTGTTTTGCCATTGCAACAAGGGAACCCCACGTTGCTGATAGGCTTTATCTAAACCTTGTTCGTATTGACGACGCATCACTTCTTCACGATTGCTAAGCTGTACTTCAGCCATACGCTTAGAACGATCCAAAGCTACATCAATCTGACGATACAGGTTCATCCATTGATTAGGATCAATACGAGATCCAGCTCCTCGTTCAGTTTTAATTGAATCACGCCACACTTGAGCGTCAGTGCCTTGCATGATGCGATTCAATTCACCCTTAAAGTAACCCTGCTGACCCATCAAAGAGAATAGTTCAGATCTTTCTTTAGGAGTGTACTCAACGCCTTTGGTGCTTTTGTTAAAGCTAGGACGGGAGTCATATTCAATATCCAGCAGGAATTGACGTTCAGCTGATTGACCTTCGTACACCTTCATAGGAGACACAGCATTCCATGCCCGTACAAAGAAGTTTTCAGGGTAACCAACTTTAGTACCATCAATCCAGTCATGTTTATCAGGCAGTGCACCTTTGGAATCCACAACATCAAGGAACTTATTACGGTTACGGAGAAGCTGAGTAAACTCCATATCCAACTCACGCAGAGACGGTGCCATAAGACGCCCAAGCTCATTACGTGCACCAGATAGAGGAGCAAGGGAACTAGCAAAGGACGCAGCCCAACGGTTCAATGCAGCAGGGTTACCAGCCAGAACATCGTTCATAGGCTCGATACCAGCAAGCATAGACTTATTAGTCAGGTTACCGCTAATGATAAATCCAAGTTTGTTAATGTTGGTTTCCAGGTCAGCTTCGGTAATGGAATCAAAGTTATCCATCACGTCAGCAGTCAGTGCTAAGAAGTCAGAGATAGGACCAAGGCCATCATAACTGTACCACTTACCATCCCAACCTTTGTACGTACGAGGTTTCCAACCAAGTTCTTGACGAACACGGTTACGCTCTTTATCGTAATGACCGTTGCCACGCAGACCACCATTGAGGAACATAGCACCAGCAGTCATCATAGTGATGGTGCCAACAGCTTTACGTCCACGTACCTCAGCACGAAGGGTGCTGAATGTATCCATCATATTCTCATCAACGGGCAAGCCACGCTTAGTAAGAATAGACTCAACCTCATCAACAGTAAAGTTGCTGAGTGGTTTGTAGGCAATCTCGTTGTATTCTTTAGCAAAGATAGAAATAGGACTGTGCTTATTAGCCATATCCAGAATGTTCACACTCGTGCGTGGAAACATCAGGAAGGGTTTCATAGCAGGATACTGGTCAATAAGACGGGACAAACCATCAACAGCAGGGCTGTCCAGGTTCATAGCAATCTCACGGCTAGCATAATCAACAGCTTTGTTTGTAATCATCCCGGAGGAATCAAACATCTCGTTGTATTGATCATCCAAAGCTTTTTTAATACCATCAGCATCAAGCTTCCTGCCACCATCAATGAACTTATCATAGATACGTCCACGTACTTCAGCGTTGGCAATCATAGCCCGTGCAAAACCATCCAATGCCGTCATAGCATTAGGACCAAACCGAAGCCACGGATTATTGGCCATATCGTTGAGAGCTTCAGCCTTATGGTACAGAGCCATAGGACCTTCGTTACCTCGTTGTTGAGAAGCCATAGCATACGAATGGAGAATATCCATTGTATTTTCATTCTTCTTCACAAGGTCATCACGCATGATGTACCCAACAGAAGTAGGATCTGTTGCAGCTTTACGGTAGACATCAGTCATGTGTGTCAAACCTTTTTGGAAGGTATCAGCAAAGGCTGAGTATTGATACCACCCACGCTTCAGAGTTTTAACATCACCACCAACGATAGCACCACCAAGCACGGTAATAGGTTTCTCAAGCAACAGAGCTGCGTTAGCAAAACCAGCTTTCAATGGGGTAGACACAGACGTAAGAACAGAGTTGTAGATATTACTCCACATACCCTGCACAATAACGTTAGGCATCTCAGGATTACCATCAACAAAGAACTTGGGGAACCAGTCCCCCAGGCTTTGATCAACATACCTGTTCAGCTTAGCCATAGTATCAATGTTACCGTCAGTAAACTCCCAAGCCATTTGAAGAGGCTTAAGGTATTCAGGACGTTCCTTTGATACTTGACGCAGTGTATCAGCAGTACGCTTAGCACGGTCAATAATTTCTTGGTCGGTAGCTTTCTTGGTTTCGTTGAAGCTATCAACCATTCGTTGTACCTTATCATAATCTTTCTCATTAAGATGAGCATAGATCTGTTTAAGGCTATTCAAACCCTGACCACGCAGTTGCTTGGCTCTACCCTGTACAACAGTAAGGTATTCAATCTTATCAAGGATCTGTTCCTGAGCACGTTCAATAGCACCGGTACCACCCATAAGACGTGCACCTTCAGCAAGGTCAGAGACCTGACCAGCCAATGAAGTAGCAAGATAGCTTTGTACACGAACAGTATCAAGGTTGATGTATTCATCACGCAAGGTGCGAAGAGCTTGCAGAGAACCAGCAAAAGCAATGTCACCCTTAGTACCAACAGAAAGCCGTTCAGTACCATCAACAGTATCAGAGAACTCTTTAAAGACCTTCCTCATTTCCTCTACATCCATACGAGGATCTAGAAGAACTTTACTAAGGTTATCTCCTTCTGCAACTACATCTTTATAAGTAATGGTAGCTTCGTCGCCAAGCATTACTTTGTACTTACCGGCAGAGTCAAAGGCTTGCTTCAGTGCGTCATCAACTTCATCAAACGTAGCAGGATCAGAAGTCCGAAGAACATACTTAGCTGCAGGTTCAGAAAGGAAGTTACGAAGTCTACCGTACACAGTACCGTAGTTATTAGCGATACGCACTTGGTCAATACCAGCACCTACAACTCCCATGGAGTCTACACCACGTACACCTGCTTCATCAGAATCAAATACATCGTGGATACCAAGATAAGCACCCTCTTTATTGTTAGCGATACCATAATCAGCTCGTTCATCAAGGAGTTCTTCCCGACGACCAGCAGATTCAAGCACTTCATCTTCAACAGTAACCGTTCCGGTTTCCTGTTGCTTTTTGAAGTTAACCGCTTTTTCATCCAAAGGAATAAAGCTGGTAGCTTCTTTAGTCTTTTGTGTTGCACGAATCAGTTTACCTGCACCTACAAGTAGGTCGGTAAAAATACCAAGACCAACGCCTTCGTTGATGTTCTTAGCACGGATTACATCCGGGGAATCACCATCAACAGTAGCCCAATCATCAGAGATCCAACTAAAGGTTTTAGGGAACATCTTCTTCAGACTACCCTGAAGGTTATCGTCGGTCTCGTTAAGTTTATTGGTAGCATCAACAAATGCACCAGAACCCGCTGCAATACCAGCTTCACCTAACCACTTAACCAATGCACTCTTACCCATCTCCCATTTAACCTTGGCGTTAGCAGCTGAAGCAGCTCCTCCCAAACCACGGGTAATAAAGACAGTAGGGACTACAAAGGAAGAGATCTCACGAGCCGCTTGAAACAGTTCATTCTTAAACTTAGGAATCTTAGGAAGATCAGGAGTAGGAAGTACGTTGTACAAATCTACTGCCCAATCAACAGCCCCAGTAGGGACTGCTAAGGCACCCTCAGCAATATCTTGAACAAGATTAGTTGGCTCTTCTTTCTGAGGTTCTTTTTGAGTTTGTGCAGGCTGCTGCGTACCAGACGTACCAGTAGCAGTAGCAGTGGATTGCTTGGCAGCTTGTTCGGCTGCCTGCATGTTCATAACAGTTTGTTCGGACTGAGCCTTTTTTTGGAGCAATTGATTTTTAATATCATCACTCAAAGGCTCATCTTTGGCGTTAAAGTCCTCGTAAGGATTGTACATTTTTTACACTTTTGTACCATGTAAGAATTGGAACCGTCTGCCGTCAGGTAGTTCAATGATCAGATGGTCAGTACCACCTTGACCTTTAAATGACTCAACAACTTGTGCTCCATTTTTCAGCCTCACTGGCGTACCAGATGGTGCTGCATAATCCATGCCATACGAACCACGTGCTCTATGCCGTGATTCGGTGTCAGTGATTGTAGTTCCTTTAGAAAGGGACTTCCACTTACCATTGACGTTGACTTCCACAAAGTCATCAACTTCATTAGGTTTAATCTGAGATAAACCAGTGGTAGTAGTTCCCCCTTGTTGAACTCGTTTTAAATCAAGATGTGGACCCGTAGATCCATATCCAAGACTACCAATCTTATAGACAACGGAAGGACGCATGGTGTTGGGATCACGCCAAGCTTGACCGTAGCCATACTTAGCAGCAGACTTCAAAACTTTAGGAAGATAGTCCCTATTCTCTTGAGATTTACCAATACCACCTAATCCAGAGTTATAAGCTTGAATAGCACGGTTTACATCACCGCCAGTAGCAGCAATCAAACCTTTGAGATGTTTAGCTGCATAGTTAATGCTAGCTACAGGATCATCATAGTTAACACCAGGATGATACTCCGGCATGATTTGAGCAATGCCCCTAGCACCTGCACTAGATTTAGTCCGACCATAGATGACATCATCACGCCAACCAGACTCTACTTCAAGAATACCAGTAAGAATTGCAGGATCAATGCCATTGGCCGCTGCAGCCTTCTGTACGGCGTTTCCGAAGCCTTTAGGTACCACAGCAGCTTGGAAGCTTCCCATGCTGCTCAGAGCCCGTACAGCGCGGTTATATGTGGGTAGACGATTAAGCAGTGCCCGCATCTGAGTGGACATAGCAGTATTAGCTACTTCCATTGATTGAGGAGTAATCAACGGCCTCATACCTGCAGCATCACGTTGACGGTTGATAACCTCAAGACCACTGATACCAAGTTCAGATCCCCAGTATTGTGCTTCAAGTGGCATCTTCCATCCAGCTTGACCATAGTTCTCTTCTATTGCAGTGAGTTCTGCAGAATCAAAGATAAGACCAGGCTTCTTATTCAGTGAGGATTTACCACCACCAGCAATGGATGAGCGGATCCTGTTGAGTTTAAGGTTGATAGCAGCAGAAGTTTTAGCGTTACCAAGTGAGAAACTAGAGAATTTACCAGTCCTATCCAAAGCATAACGACCACCAGCATCAAACTCAGTCATCACTTCGGTGACTGCTTGGTTGGCTGCTTGAGTAACATTCATGCCAGCACCAACGTACTCAGATACCTTGCGATTGAACTTAGCTTGAAGTTCACCAATCACAAGAGTAGTCATACCGCTGGTAGAACCATCAACAGAAAGCTTGACACGAGGATCAGTTTTAACGTGATTCTCGATAGCCTTCAGTTTATCTTTGAATTGACCAGACGTAGAACGTGCACCTTCCTGTGCTTTAGCAGCAGACATCCATTTGGTTTGAATGTCCCAAGGAGCCTGAGCAACACTTTCAGTAGTAAGAAGGTTTTGCTCAGCAAGCTTTTCAAAACGATCATTTAGCTCGTCCTTAGCCCGAGCATCCATACCATAGGTAGATTCAAGGGTTTTAAGATAAGAACTTTCTTTACCGTACCGATTAAAGAACTCCTGTTGAGCACCTTTAATGTTTGCTTCAGTAGCTTCGTTGGGATTATCTTGAAAATACTTCTCAAGTACCTGCTCACCTTGTTTGGCTTGCATGTCACGATCAGCTTCATCAGCAGCAAAGTTAGCACGTGCATTAGCTGCACGTTCCTTATCAAAAAGAGCGAATTGAGTTTCCCAACGCTTACCAACGGTTTTAGTGGACTCAGGATCAACTGTGTTTTTGATTTGATTGTAAGTATCCAGGTCCAGTTTACCGGACTTGTCTAGATTACCAAGATGCTTCCAAAACTCTGACCAAGCTCCACGCATCCCAAGGTGATTACCACGAGCATCAACAGTTGCAGCCATTCTGCGAACCCATGACAACGGATCCTTATCTGTCATAAGGTCAGCGTCAGCAAGTTCCCTGGCTTTAAATGATTCGTTCTGAGCATACTCAAACCGTGCGTCACCGATCAATTCGGTGCGAGCTGCTCGCATCAAAGGAAATGCGCTTTCATTAAGAAGAGTTGTGTTGACACCTACAAGTCCGTATGTTCTGAAGAACTCAGAATTTAAAGCACGAATAGCTTGTGCGCGTCTAATTGGATCAGCACCACTATCTTTGGGAGTAAAGACAGTACCATCTTGAAGCTTAATCTGTAGAGTATCGTTATTCTGAAGCTGCTCCTGCATCCAAGGTTTATACTCATGCCCGGCTTGACTAGCCATAGCTCGGGTAAAACCAATCTTTTCGTAGTAACCAAGCTTCTTATACATATTGGCTACTTCAAATGGTTCACCTTGAGCAAGTGAATCATTAGCAACAGTCAACGTAGCTGCATCATGTAGCTTGGCTTTATTAAGTGATTCAGTCCATTTTTGCTGCTCTTCAAATGGAGAACCAAGTTCCAAGGCTTTATTCATGCCTCGTTCAATGCCAGCCTCAGCGTACATCGTTACACCAGCTTGAACAACCTTACCAAGTGATTCAGAGAATTGAACCACCTTGGCGCTTTCTTCCAGGTTTAATCTGCTAGCCAAATCCTGAAGCCGAGCTGTTTGATCAGCAGCATCTCCAGCAGTTTTAATGTTAGAAAGTTCAACTTGTTTGTTACGCTCAAGTTGGTCGGTTTGATCAGTGAGTTGGAGTGGATTAAACCCTTGGCGTTCTATTGGACTTTGATAGCCTTGTTGTAGTTGTAGTTCTTTAGATTGTGCCATGGCTTATTAGAAAAACTTGGGTGCTCCTGCTGCATAAGCTCCAACATTGGTGCTGCTTAAGTTAGAACTACCGAACGTAGTACCACCACCACCGCCACCACCACCTTTAAAAGGAGATCCAGCGGAGAAGAAACTTGCTGCACCACCAGCCAAAGCACTGGCAATAGTTAGGCCAGCATTAGGTTGGAATGGTTTGCTGGGCATTTCTATTGGAGTAAATTGTTGCAACTCTGGGAGAATACCAAGATCTCCATAAGCACCAAAAATAGATTGAGTTGCTTGCCTACCAAGCGCCTGCTTGGTTCGACCAGCTTGGCCAACAACACCAACGAGCCTTTCAGCTTCCATGGCTGCATTACGACCAAATACACCAAGAGTTCCCATAACATCAGCACGTTGCCTAGAACGACTTGTTCCTTCAAAAGCAGCGCGGTTATAACCAACAGCTTGAGAAAGAGCTGCTAGTTGTCCTTGCCTAGAATAAGCAGACTGAGCAAATGCTTGCCCCAATTCACGTTGAATGTCCTCACCAGCACGTGCATAGTCTTCTTGAATAAAGCCCAGGTTCTGCTGGAAACGACCTGTTTGATAACCGTAAATATCGGCAGTACGCTTATTAGCTGCCGAGATCAGTTGCATGTTCAACGCATTTTGACGCTGAACCCGACCCTTTTCAGCTTCGTACTCTTGCTGACGTTGTGCACTTGCGGAGCTAGACCCAAGCAGGGATTGGCCGATACTAAGACCAGCCATAATACTGGCGCTTATCGGTTCAAATGCCATAATTTACCTTTGCAAATTCCACGTAATAGATGTTTCTTGTGTCGCACAGAACGACGTTAATAACCTTGAAACCAATAAGTCTCAAGAACTTTCTTAGATTATTGTTCTGAATATCTACTCGGTTCCAAAGCATTGGTCCCAAAGTTTTAACAAACTCTCTAGCCCATTTGATAAATGATTTAGGGTGTTTACGGATCTCATGTGTCATGTTCATCCATATGCACCCATAATCATCAACACCAAATAACGCAGCAGGTTTGTTGTCGGGACTAATTAAAAGTAAGGGATTACCATAAAGTACAGCATTAGCTATACAAAGGACTGGATGTTTACCAGCCCTATAAAAATCTTCGATACCTTCTTCTAATAGATCCTTTGCTATCACAGGTACATCTTCTAAGGTTGCAGGTCTGACGCTGAACCCGTGGGTGGAATTGCTCATGGTTAACCTTCTCGGTAGAAACGGCTGCTGTACTTACCTTCCCATGTTATATCCAACAGACTCACCGGGAATGGAGTATCACCAATGATTCTAATAGAAGTATTACGGTTACGTTGGTAAATAGGTACAACGTGAACAGCACTAGCGGAAAGGTTAACGTTATTTAGAACGTAGGTATTTGGTAGAGTGGTAGACACTACGTTATTCCAAGTTGGAATACCTGTCAAATCAATCTCATAAGTTACAGGACCACTCAAACCTGTAGCCACATTGATACGGTGTAGAACAAGATCAGCAGTTTGATCACTACTAACAAAGTTCCCTTCATTTTTGGTGAGGAAAAACTTAGGTAGTTCCAATAACATCTGATACTGGAATCCAATAATCAAATCTCGTCCACGATAGTCACCATCAATGTCTGCATAGTAGGCACCAGTTGAACCTGCAACAGTAGGTTCCAGGACAGCACCAACTGATTCACTAGAAGTTTGGTTGTTACTACCAATGTAACCACCCAATGCTACAACAACGAATGTCTTACCAGATACAATATCATACGGTAGGAACACCCTTGTCGTATCAGTGCCAGCATTATATGTTCTGTAAGGGTTAATCGACCAATAATCCAAGAACACATCAGTTTTCTCCCCAGTAGGAAGGGTCAAGAACCCCTCATCACTAGACTGTCTGAGGTTATAGGATTGAATGTCAACTTTAGAACCATTAGCAACAACTGCATAGTAAGTGCTTTGATCAAAGAATTGATCCAGCAGTGTACCAGCAACATTCCATTTATACCAAGATTGAACTCGCTTTTCATTTAGCTGCAGGAATCTGTATTGATAGATTGTACTGCTACCAATTGTTCCAAGCGAAATAATAGATGCAGCTGCAGATGAAATAAAACTATCAACAGTACTTGGAATCAACTCTGGAATGTTATACGTCAGCTCTTCTGCTAAAGGCGGACTATCATTTCGTATATCAAGTAGGTTGAATACTTTGGTGTAAAGAGGTGTCTTAGCAATGAAGTTTGTAGAAATACCAGTAGATATTGCTTCAATGTTGGGATCACTTTCGTATGACGACATGGTGTTAATCTTAGCGGTTTTAGGGCTAAGAATGTCAGAGTCAGTACTCATCAAGAACTGCTCAGTATCACCAAACAGAATCAAACCAACAGCTGTAGGCCGCACATAATTCAAAGTAACAGGTTTAGCAGTCGATGCCGAAATATCAATCGGATCGTCATCAGTAGCTACTAATGCTGTAGTATTGAAAAAGTTAAACAGGTCACCAGCTTTACTCAAGGTAACTGTTTCATTAGACAAGAAACCAAGTCTATTCCGATAAAGGAACATGTGCTTGATTTGTGATCCAACAAAACTGGGGTTAGGGTTAGTGTTAAGATCACCAATAACCCGATCATCCCATGTTACAGGTTCATAGGTAAATGATCCATCAGTCTGACGTACCAACTGGTGTGGCATAGTCAACGGATCAAACTTATAAGTAATACCAGGACCAACAGTTTCTTCCCAGGTACCTACACCATAGGTTGCTCCAGCAGCAGAAGTATTAAACTGCAGCCACATATCATCAATGTCAACGTCAGCAGAGTTAATAACTTTTACAACGTAACCATCTTTAGACTGTGAGGGCAAATAGGAAACACTTGAAATGGAATCCTGAAAAGCATACATTGATTCTTGGGCTGGTCCACCTAATACTTGAATAGAGAACGCAGCTGTACAAGTGATGTAAATACTAGGACCAACTCTTACAGCAGTGTATGTTTTACCACCAAAAGTTTGGTTATGAATATCACCAACAAGGTCATCGAGAATAGAATCTGTATCACTAGATGCACCTGAGTTATGTGTTGCTCGTTGTGTTCCATCAAGGTAGATTTTATAATGACCATTACCTACAACAGCAAGAACCACCAAAGCCTGGTGAGGTAGAGCAGCAGTAGTTGTTGCATCCATTGCTACTGTTTTACCTTTGTTCAAGACAAATGTAAAGTCATTAAGAGTCAGTACTTCAATGTCTGATGGATCAGCATCTTTGAGGTAAGCATTAGATGGAACAGTAGTGATAGCACAATTAGCTACTTGAGTGTTATACAAACCAAGCTTAGTTGCTTCGTCAGTAACAGCATTGTTGTAGTTAGTTTGTGCTGTGTTCATGGCAGACAGTGCTGTTGCCAATTGACCTGCAGTGTTTACAGCTGCTACATCATGTATCGCTGTAAAGACCCTGTAACCGTCTGCAGCAAGCCTTGTATGCTCTTCGGTACGTTCGGTACCAAGGCTGTATCCAGCGGGCAAGGAGGAGCTTACAGACACCACTGTGTCAGCGTTCTTTACGGTGTAAACACCTGCTGCATTTTTAATAATACCTGAGTACAGGTAAGTGTCATAAAAAGCATAAGGAGCAGTAGGAAGAGTATAGTTATACCTTACATCAAATAACTCCTCGGTGGTTGCATTCTGACCAGCAAGAACTTCAGCGTAGGTAGACTGTGCAGCATTTAGCTCAGTCAACTTAGTTAGTGTAAAAGCTACAGCAGTATTATAGTTAGCCAATGTAGTCTTTACATTAGCTATGGTACACGTTCCAGGTACACCAGTATTGGTTCCCATGTTAACAGCACGTGGGGAACCATCGACTAGACTCCAGATACGAAATATGTTATTTGCATATTGAGCAACATATTTCTCACTAGCATCCCTAAGAATCGAAAACCAACGACCAGTGGTGGTAGCGTTTGTCAACGACTCAATGTATTCACCACCGGGACGCTTTAGCATACCCAACGCAAAGTCAGGCAGTGTATTCTCAGCATCTCGGACTTGACCGGGAAACTTCCTGCTATCAGGTTGTTGAGAGATACCAAGAAATAGGTTTGGGATTCTCTGGGAAATTGTACTCATCGCATCAAAGCTTGGTAAGGTTGATAGCTTGTGTAATAGTTATGACCGTTTTTAAAGCCAAACATTGAATAGTCACCTTGGTTACATTCGTATTCCAAAGCACCAGCTCGTGTAAGGATTTCTTGTTCAGCCAGAAGCTTGTTGATTTCTTGGTCACCAATTAGTTTGGTAGCACACATCCGTGCAGACCTTGCAGTGATGTACGCTTGAATAGCAGGAGGTACATCAGTAAAATCAAAGTACCAAACCAGATCAACGTGAATAGTCTCAGTGAATTGGTAAGTGTGGTTAAGTCTGTCATACAACTTACCGCTACGACGAACCAGATCGTAATCGTTTTTATGTTTATCTACATTTGCATCCATCTGTAGAACGTTGTACGGATAAGCAATCTCATTGGTTGTTGAATCTGGAATCATTTCATAATCCAGTTCAGTATTAAAAATCCAACCTTCTGATTGTACCTGCTTGTTTATTTCACGAAGTGTGTTAAGGACAATAGATACCTCAGGATTCTGAAGATCCAAGGTGGTGACAGGAGCCTGTCCCACTGAGCTAAGTATTTGATTTACAGCATCCAGTTCGGTGGACACAGCATAAGTAGGAAAGGGCATCTCTGTTCACAAAGAATAAAAAAAAGGGGAGCCGAAGCTCCCCCAGGATTGATTGTTAAAATCAGAAAGCGGAAGGCGCAGTGCCACCCACATACAGCTCAACAGCAGCAGCGGGGTTCAGGTAGTCAGCACCCATGGCCAGACGGCCAAGGATCACATCGCCCTGGTAGATCACCGACACGTCGCCGCTGGTCACTTGCACTTGAGGACCAATGGCCTCAACCACACCAGCAGCTTCCTTCTGGAAGATCAGACCGCAGGACTTGGTACCAACTTCAGCAGCAGTACCGTAGTCATTCTGGATACCGGTGGTAGCGGGGCTAGCGTTATCCAGAGCAGGGTTCACGAAGCTACCCAGGTTGCCAGGAGCAGTTTCGCCGGTGGTACCGCCGTAAGCAGCACCGTAGTTACCCAGGAACGGAATGTTCATGGACTTGTAGATCTTGATACCGGCAATCTCGATGATGCCGTTACCGTTCTGCAGGCTATCACCTTGCACGTCACGATTCACCAGACCGTTGGAACCGATAGCTTGGATCAGAGCATAGTACTGGCGGGGGTTCAGAACACCCACACGACCATCAGAGGTTACACCCTTTTCATCCATAGCAGCAGCAGCGTCATAGAACGCAGCCACCAGAGCAGCGGAATCAAAAGCGTCAGAATCGTTGGCAGAAGTACCAACACGAATCTGGGTACCACCAGGCTCAACGAAGCTGGCCTTGGTGATGGGGCTAGCAGAACGAGCACCACGAGCGATAGCACGGAAGATATAACGGTCATACTTCTCAGCGAGAGCATAACCAATCTTGCGGCTGATTTCGCTACGCAGGTCGTAGTGCGAAAGCACCTCATCCAATTCGTACACGAAAGCCGAGCTGATCAGAAGGTCATCACAGGTGATGGTCTTCTCAGCCACCGGAGGTGCACCATCGGTGTTACCAAGGATGCTATTGCCGGGGGTGTGATACTCAGCCGTGGTACGACCGGTATAGATGAACTGCAGGCTCTTGCCACCCTTGAGGGTGCGCTTCATCACCAGATCACGAGCAATCGACTCGCGCTGGAAGCCTTTGAACATTTCACCCGAAAACAGTTTCAGGTAAAGAGCACGGGCATCGCCCGCACCATTAGATTGACCAGGGCGCGTAAGCAGCGCCGGGTCAACACTAGATTGATGAGCCATTGTTTTTTTTAAAGAGAGTTAATGTTTAATCGACTCTCTGAACGTTCAGAGTTATTTAGTTTTTATTGTGGTCTATCCCACCGTCTAGACGGCGAAGGGTGTCCTCGTAAGGGCCAACGCCAAGAGGAAGGGGATCCGACTTTGAGGTGTCCCCAACCTTGTTAAATTAACCGATGATCGGTGCAGTCAAAGCCACCGGAGTGGTTTCAGCTGCAGCAAGATCAAGCGGGAAGTTGTGTGCATTCCGTTCGTGCATTACCTCAAAGCCAAGACCAGCTCGGTTGAGGATGTCTGCCCAGGTGTTAATGACGTTGCCTTGGTTATCAAGGAGTGATTGGTTAAAGTTAAAACCATTCAGGTTAAACGCCATAGTACTTACTCCAAGTGCAGCAAACCAAATGCCAACCACAGGCCAAGCAGCGAGGAAGAAGTGAAGGCTACGGCTGTTATTAAAGGAAGCGTACTGGAAGATAAGCCTACCAAAGTAACCGTGAGCAGCGACAATGTTATAAGTCTCTTCTTCTTGTCCAAACTTGTACCCATAGTTTTGACTTTCCGTTTCAGTAGTTTCACGCACAAGCGAGGATGTAACAAGCGAACCATGCATTGCACTGAATAGCGACCCACCAAACACACCAGCAACACCCAACATATGGAAGGGGTGCATCAGAATGTTATGTTCGGCTTGGAACACCAGCATGTAGTTAAAGGTTCCCGAAATGCCCAAAGGCATAGCATCGGAGAACGAACCTTGACCAAACGGATAGACCAAAAATACTGCGGAAGCGGCGGCAACAGGAGCAGAATACGCGACAAAGATCCAGGGACGCATCCCTAGTCGATAGCTAAGTTCCCACTCTCGTCCCATGTAAGCATAGATGCCAATGAGGAAGTGGAAGACTGTGAGTTGAAATGGACCCCCGTTGTAGAGCCATTCATCAAGTGAATTAGCTTCCCAAATTGGGTAGAAGTGTAGTCCGATGGCGTTGCTGCTCGGAATGACGGCTCCCGATATGATGTTGTTTCCATAAAGAAGACTCCCGGATACGGGCTCACGGATGCCATCAATATCGACAGGAGGAGCCGCAACGAATGCAATGATGAAGCAGATGGTGGCGGCAAGAAGACACGGAATCATCAGTGTCCCAAACCAGCCAATATAAAGACGGTTGTTAGTGCTGGTTACCCAGCCACAAAAACGGTCCCAGTTAGACTGAGACCGAGGAGCTGCAAGAATAGCAGTCATAGTTGAAGTTAGTTAAGACGAGTTACTTGAACCCTTCCAACTCCAGAGTTAGTGAGACCAATTCGATCAGCCGCACCTTTACTGAGATCGATTGCCCTATTACCATGATAGGGACCACGATCATTGACCCGAACAACGGCACACCGTTTGAAACAAACTTTAAGTTTAGTTCCAAAAGGGAGTGTCTTGTGCGCTGCAGTAAGGCCGTTTTGATTGTATCGCTCACCATTGGCGGTGAGGTTTCCGTGGAAGCCAGGACCGTACCAACTGGTGATCACCGACAGAGTAGTTAGAATAGGAAGCATAATTAATAAGCAAAGAACTTTTATATTGCTTACGCCTACAATTCCGCCAATACACGCGCAGTATTGACGGAACTACCAATACTACTTTTTCTTAGCAGTTTTAGCTGCTTGCTTAAATTGTTTAGCAGTGGGTGCACCAGCAGTACCTGCCTTACGCATCTTCTCACCACTACCTTTGGCAATACGCTCACGCTTGGCGTGAATGTTTGCATAGAGACCAGGCTTAGCCATTTAACATTTCCACTTACGAAGGGCTAGTGCTTTACGAGTAGGTCTACCTTTCTCATCCTTCATTGGACCTGGGTTACCTGACATACGTGCACAGAATGAACGCTTGCGAGGACCACCTTCAGGTTGAGGAGCTTTAAGGTTAGAGCCAGTCTCACGATTGTATTTAGCACGACCAGCAGCCGTTAGGCCGCCGGTACGTGATTTGTGTTTTCCAATTTTAAGGCTAACACTATTAGCCATTACTTCTTTGGTTTTTTGTTCTGAATCTGTTTGCTAGTTTTAACAGCCTCTTTTTTAGCTGCAGCTTTACCAGCAGGAGTATAAGGATACTCCTTGTTTCCAACTTTAGGCATTACCAAATACCGGGGATAATTTGACCAGTCAGCGCGTAAGCACCAATAGCAGCCACGAAGCCAAGCATAGCCAAGCGACCATTGAGTAGTTCAGCACGTTCGTTGTGAGGCACGGTGTAGTTGTGATCAGTATACATGGGAGGTTCGATGGGCCAGATGTTAGTGTCGTTCATTAAAATTCAATGTCAGATCGTTCAAGTTTATCGATAACGTCCTGTCGATAGGCAGGATCATTGTCGTAGCGACGATCAGCCATTGCACGTACCAGCTCAGCCTGACTACGGAACACGTCTTGTGAACGAGCAGGTTTACCAGTCAGCATGTTTCCTTCAACACCCATGGAATCAGTATAGCGATAGTACAGTGCCTGTAGAGCAAGTTGGATAGCGTTGGTATTACCTGATTCAACAAGAGAATCAAATGCTTCAATCTCACCTTCGCTAAAGTTTTCAGCAGCCCAACTGGTAAGTTGATTGTAAGCAGCTTGGCCACCTACCATGTTCTGCAGTTGGTTGACTTCTTGATTACTCAACTCCCGTCCAGATACGGATGGAGTATTTTCTTGCATCTCAAAATAAGCTTTCACTAGATCTTGAGATGACATTTGAGAGAATGCATCAAGAGTTTCTTGACTCAGTTCTCCGTTCTTAAAATACTCTTCACCCGCAAGTGAAAGAAGACCAGAGAAATCTTCATAGTCCCGACTCTCTTCTTCAGCTGGTTCCTCATCGTAAGACTCTTCTTCAGATTCCTCACGAGAGTTACCACCCAGTTTCTTCTCCAGCTCCATATAAGCTTTCTCAAGATCCTGAGCGTTCTTGTATTTACCAGCCAGCATACCCTCGTGTTGAGCCATCAGCTCTTCACCGATAGCAAGGGAATCAGCTTCGTCGGATTCAATAGACGACATTACTTCTGCATCAGGAGTAGCATCGTAACTCAAAATTTCAGCCATAAAAAGTTATTGCATTGGTGGAGCGGATTGTTGACTGCCCAGGTATTGAGCAACAGCTTCTTCCGCATTAGGGTTCTTGGATGGGTCAGCCATGGGAACCTTCAACATATCAGGCAGTTGCTGCATTTGCATCATCTGCTGTTGTTGACCCATAACTTGTTGACGTTCAGCAGTACGCTGATCAACAGACTTAACAAGGTTCAGTACATCAATACCCTGTGCAGCTGCCAAGCGTTTGATAGCTTCGTCTGCATTGATGAATTGAAGCATCTGGTCAGGACCAAGTGCTTGAGAGATAGTCGCAATGAAGGTGGTGAGAGACTCACGATCTTGACCACGACCTAGAGCGTTGATACCAGCAACAATGGTTGGGTTCACCAGATCCTTAGGAATCCGGGGAAGTTCACCAGAACGTTGCAGTACCAGCAACTTACGATTGAGATAAGGAATTAGGAACTCAACAGTCAACAGGGAGAACAATCCTCCAAGTTGTTGTTCCAGTTCCATCTGAGTGAGGCGAACCTCTTCCGCTGTAGTGCGTTCAGATTGACGAACAGTAAGCACAAGGAATGCTTCTGCAACACGTCGTTCAAGAGTAGCAGCAAGATTAGCTGCAGTACTGAAGTCAGCGGTCTTACCTACTTGGATAACACCGATGTCTTCTGGCCGTCCTTGAACGATCGCACCGTTGCCTGCCTGGGCTATGGTGGCCGGTTTGGTGGTGCTTGAGGGTGATACCACGAAGACGACCTTAGCGGCTGCTGCAGAGCCCTCTACGAGGGACTGAGAGAGTGCATCAAGAGACTTGAGATCACCCAAGAACTCTTCTACTCTACCTCGTCCATAGTTCTCACCGTCTACGGTATTGAATCGAAGGACTAGCCAAGGGTTAGCATCTGTAGGTGCTTTACCTTCAGTACCTGCGATACGCTTACCGTAGGCTTCTTGATGCCACAGCCAACGATTATTATCAAGACGAACGTGAGTATAAACCTCTACGTCATCTTCATGAGCATAGCTACGATCATTGACTTGATTATCTTTTTCTTGCAACTCCTTAGGGAGAAGCTTTTTGTTAATCAGTTCTTTGGTGACGATCTCAATTACGTTACCATTACCATCCCGTTCCACTACATAGCGGCTCAATGGATAATGCTTAAGCCCATCCTTACCCATGTAAATCAACGCATTACCACCAACAACAAGATGTTTGATGGCTTGGTGAACAACGACACGATCACTAGAAGCAGCAATCGAATCCATTACCATGCGTTCAATCTTGGCAAAACTCAGGTCAAGTTCAGAACGGATCTCAGCGGGCAACTCAGTGCCTAGCTTATCATCACGAATCTGAAGTTTAAAGAAAGTAGTTTGAGGGGGAAGCAGAGCAAGCATAAGCTTAGCTGCCAATGTAACTACTGACTTAGCGCCAACTGATTGCCAAGGTTGTTTAAGGGTTTTGTGGGTAATCCTAAACTCATCACGTTGGATAAGATAAGGAATCGTAAGCTCAGAGCATTCAACAGCAGTTTGGAGAAAGTTAGTACGGTAACTACTTAGATGATCGTACCTTGATTTAGCGTCCATCTAGTTAACCAACGTTAGTTCCACTTGAACCCATGCCACCAATATTGGAGCCGGGTGTACGATTGATACGAAGAGAAGCAAGACTTGTTGGAGCTTGTTTCCGTTTAGTCCGCATAAGAGGAGTAGCTGCTGCTTCACTAGCACCAGTTTTGACAGGTAACCGGTTAGCTGCAGCAATAGCAGCCATGGCTTCTTGTTGCTGTTTGTTAGCTGCAGCTTGGAGAGCCATCATCCTTTCTTCTTGTGCTCTACGATCTCTTTCAGCTTGAGCCATCATACCACGTTGAGCTGATTCAGCCCGCATCTGTTCTTGTTGACGGTGGTGCGCTCTGGTTTGTGAACCAAATGGATCACACATGATGTTAATCCTCGTTAGTAATTCGTGTACGAATCCACTCAACAACACTTACTTGTCCAGATCTATACATGATCTGATTAAGTGACGTGTCAGGAGTGGGGTTGAATGGTGGATAAAGATCCTCTAGCTCTTCCAACAACCGTTCAACAGTCAGGAGGTTAAGCGTATTGAGGGAGATTTGGGTTTGCATGTTCAAAGAACGCTGGCATCCGTGCTCGCTTTGTTTCGATAAGTTCAGGTGCTTTACCTTCATACATCAAGCGATCACTTGCATCCAGCCAAAATTTTTTGTTGAGATACTTATTGGAGTCTACCCCAGAAAGAGGTGACATTACCCAGTTGATAGTTGCTTTACGCAGTTTATCAAGAGAAGGAGAGAAATCAACCCCCAACTCACGACAAACAAGGCTATTGGTAGCAACGTGAACTTGTTCATCACGACTAATATCAGCACTTACAGTACGGAGACCAGCGTCACCATTGAAGCGGAAAAAGGGAAGAAGAACAAAGAAGATCGCACGTTCAGCAACCAGTGCCTTGGCAATCGTGTGATCAGGGTGAGCAATCCACGCATCACGTAGACGCTTAGCCTCAGCTTCTGCCTGCTCATCAATGCCGATGGCGTTAGTAATGTAGGTCAGTGCAAGATCATGCTTCTCTTCATCCCTAATGTTGGATTCAAGAAGTTCTCGTGCAGCCTCAGGCACCTCTTTATTCAGTGTATCTTGAATGAAATCACCGACTGGCAATTCCATATGTCGAATAGCAAGTGCTCGATAGATAGTTTCTTCAGCACCATCAGCCAGTTTACCGGCAGTTGTTTGTACCGGAGTCCAAGTTCTTTTACGAGACAGTAGTTTTTGATAAGGGTTCATTCGCCGCAATTACAATCAGGAGCAGGATCATCATCTCTATCATAGAGAATCGACTCCAGGTAATCGTCAACCTCAGACTCATCCAATGCCGCATAGGCGCTGGTTTTATCTTGGGTATCACTCATGACCTGAAGCGAGTAATAAAGGGAGGTTTGCGGTGATTGCAACCACTCTTCAATAAACGCTTCGTCATAGGTGATCACATCAGACCAACTATTGAAGCTGTAACCGTGAAGAAGTCCCGTAGCATCTAGCATCTGTACGATGCCATCAACAACTTTTTTGTAATCCTCCCAGCCAACTTCACTGGCAATCTCTACATTACCGTAGTCATAACTCTGAACACCAAAGGTTCCAGAGTCACGGTCTACATGACGAGAGATAGGAGGAGCGATCTCAGGGCAGGTGGTGAACCCATCTAGATCAGTATATCGGTAACTGCACGAAGCAGTAGGCGCAATGGCAAAGGCACGTTCCATATCATTGAAACGAGCAATTTGTGCAGCTGCGCGGATACCCCCTTGCAATTCCTTAGCAAGGATGGTTGCAGGAGTGTGTTCGTAGTACTGCTTGGAGTTGACTTGCTCAAGGGCTTCACCAAACTCCTTATAGGTCACACCGTTTTTACGGAGCAGGTTGGCCAATCCGAGCATTCCGAGACCAACTTGGCGATCCGTCTCCGGAGGGAGGTATTCTCCACTAGAGCCAACGTCCGTTTTTCCATGAAGGGCGCACAGCTCGGACATTCCAGTGACAAATGCACCTTGAATGTCATTGAGTTCGCACTGGCCAAGGTTGACATGTTGTAGTAGACAGGTTCCCCGTGAAGGCAAGTACACTTCCAAGCAAACGTTTCCCCGGATTCGATTTCCATTCTTATCTACTTTGGTTTTGTTGAGCCAGATGTCACCCTGGCGAATGCCTTGGAGAAGCGCCTCTTTGACTTCTTGAGTAGCGTGATCCCACCATAGTTGATTAATATTGACGCAACGCTTGATCCAAGGTAGATCAGCCCGGCTAGCAGTAATAAACTCCAGCACATCGGGATGGCTAAGATCAAGATGAGCAACGACAGCTCCATTTTTATAGACTCCTCCTCGCCTCAGGATTTCATTAAGTGTTGAGTAGATCTTTGCAAAGGATACTGGGCCGCTAGCCACAAGTCCCTTGCCATTCTCATTTCCTTTCGGTCGGAGTTTGGATAGATGGACAGCCACGCCAGCTCCGTAGCGGAGAGCGTGGGAAACAAAACGCCAGGATGCTTCGATTCCATTTGGTCCTTCCATTTCATCTTCCACCACAAAGACTGTGCAAGAGACAGGTAGGCGGGAAGTGGGATCGTCAATCCAAGATTGCACACGCCCAGTACGAGCGATAAGTTCTTTGTGAGGGGCAGACATTATTAAACGAGATCAGTAAGATTAGGTGGTTGATAGTTTGGTCCTTTCAGAACCTTGCCGTCTTCACGGCGGATGGGATTACCGTCTTCACCAAGCTTACTCATGTTGCTTTGGTGTACTCGGTCCATTGCTTCATCTAAATCCCATTCTAGATTAGCAGCGTATTGATAGCAGACATACACAAGGTCTGCTAGTTCTTTTAGACAATCCTCAGAGTTACGAGCATAGCCGTATAACAGTTGCTGATCAGCTTCAAGGAACTCTTTAAATTCCTCAACGATCAAACGCTTCTGCATCTCCCGTGAATGACTCCCAGTACTGTTCGTCACTTGAAAGCCACGGCGAAACTCCTTGGCTTGGCTCATTAAGGATTTCGTTCTCAAGCTCATTTTGTAGGTAGTGGATTGCTTTACTAAGATCAGCAATGCGAGACTCTTTATGTCCCGCACGGCAGATGTATTTAATGGCGTTGCCTAGATGAAAGTTCAGTCCTTGGTCTCGGATGAAATCCCAAACTTGGATAGAACCTCGTCGATAATAGTTGGGTCCTGTTGAGTTGGTGTTGGCCATTTTTTAACTAAGTTGGACATTGAGTTGCCAAGTACAAAACATTGGCGTTGGAGTGCCATGAAGATGGTAATGATGTCCTCCTTCTTAGATTCAGGATTCCTTAGAGCATCTTCAATCTGGCGCAGCTTAAACTGCTGCTCCATTGTTAGTTCAAGTACTGGTGGTGGGGGTCCAGAGGATGATGGATTGGTTGGTAAAGTCATAATCGGTGTGCTGAAGGATCTTGGCGAGTCGAGCATTCTGGAGCGCGACGGATTCATCAAGTTCCTTGCTAGCAAATGCTGAGACAACGGAGGACCAGCTGTAACCGTTCTCTTCAAAGAAGGAGACTGCTCGTTTAATCCCGAATCCAGGAACTCCGCTATACCCATCAGTTTGGTCACCAGCCAGCGTCTGAATAAGATGCCAACGGTCACCTTCTTCTTTGGTGAGTGTGACAATTCCAGTAGATAAATCATAAAGGTCTCCAGGTATCTGTCGCATGTCTTTATCAGGACTACAAATGATATGTCCTGGTTCTTTAGTAGCGTAGATGCCAAGAGCATCATCAGCTTCTAACTCAGGCATCACAACGACTTGGTAGTCCTCCTTGAGTTTGTTGATGACCCTACGGTAACCGCACGGCTTCTTTCGATTTCTATGTCCCTTATACGCTGGGTCAATACGTTTACGAAAGTTGATGCTATCAGTAAAAAACAAAATAGAATCATCGAAGCATCCAAGATCTGTTGCGATGTTGAATAGCTCTCGTTGTACTTTGTCGTAGGCTTCACTGAACCTACTTGAGACGACGATAACATCATCTCCCCAGTCGATTTCTGTTTCGGCTGCTGCACAGCACTTGTAGACGATGTAGTCTGCATCAATCAGGAGACTCATTTACCTTGTCCTCGCTTGAGCTTTCGCCCATGCGAAGGAAGACTACGAGTGCCATTACCTTGCCTGGTGCGTTTAAATTTAGCACGGGATTGAAAGGTAACCTTTCCCAGTGCGGTTTTAGATTTGACTGCCATTAGAGTCGGTGGTGGTTAAATAATTCAATAGGGCTTGTGCTTCAGCAATTGTTGGAGGGCAATCACTAAGCATGTAATTTGCTTTCCAACTAATAATTCTAATGTTTCCTGGAATATAACCTTTTGTGGAATCAATGCGATCTATGCTTTTTGAATCTGGTTTTGATCTTGCCGACCCACCTACTGTTTGAGGATGCCTCTTAATTGGAATTCCTAGTATTGGACATACGTCAGTATCAACTGCTTGAACATCTTTAATGGAAATTGTAAACTCTCTTTCTTTCCCCTTTCTTTGTGCTCTTTTTTTTGCTGAACTCCAAAAATATTCAGCATCAGATTTTGCATTATCCCAATCACAACGCCTTTGCCTGTTACATTGCCGACAAAGGTATTCTTTTTTTGATTGATGCGCTTCTGACCAATTAATATCTGTTAAAAGTACATCACATTTAATGCACTTCCGACCAGTTGTTTCCGACTTTGGCTTCGGCTGCGATGGGGATTCGCAGGTCATAGAAGCGTCCTGCAGACTCAGCTGAACATACCAGGGATGTTCGTAGTGCGTCCACGTGTCCGGGATCACATTCAAATTGTAGTTCGTCATGTACAAAGGCAAGTTGGGAACAACACAGGTCTTGTGTGTTGTTATGGTTGATCAGCATCCACCGCTTAGCAATTACAGCAGCCGACCCTTGGAGGAGGTAGTTAAGGGCCTTGTGGCTACCATCAACGCTGCAGCGGCGATTGTCACAGAGATTGATGTAACCAGATTCCGCCTTGGACTTAACCGCAGTAACCAGTTTCTCAAGTCCAGGAATTGCATCCAAGTATGCTTGGCGTATCTCCTTGCCTTTCTTACGGGCAGCAGCCTGGGATAATTGAGGGTCATAACTTAATCCAATTTTTTGATCACCTGCACCATATAAAAAGGCGTAGGTTACAGTCTTTACAAGGCGTCGAGAGATACCTATTTTATCAGCATTCTCCTGGTGAATGTCACCGTTGAGAAGAACATCTCCGTAACGGCCTCCATCATATCGAGCAAGATAATGGGCAAGCATTCGCAGTTCAATCCCTGCGAGATCAGCACCAACCATAAGCAAGCCAGGGCTAGCGCAGAATAACTTTCTAAAATCAGATTCACTGGGAACTTGAGCTAGATTTGGTTTTCTATGAGCACAACGAGACGTGTTGGTGGCAACTGAACAGTGGTGATGAATCCTGTTGTTACGTACTAACTTCAACCAAGCATTGACGCCTTCCGACAACATGCCAAGCGATTTAGTTAGTTCAAGACAACGGAAGAAATCAAGAGCAATTGGCGTACCAATGTCTTTCAATACAACCTCATCAATAGTGGGCTTACCTTTATCTGTGAACTCAGTAGGTTTCCAACCGTAATGCTCTTGCATTACCCAGGCAATGTGATCACGAGATGTAGGATTGAACTCCTTTAGTCTAGTAAAGGGACATCCTTCAATGTAGCCAGAAGTTTTGTTATTTCGCTTAGGAGTAAATTCCGATCCTGCAACGAGAGGGTGCCGTTCTCGTAGTAATCTTGTACTAGACTCCAACTCGCTTCTGAGAACTGATTCAAGTTCATAAGCCTGTTGTTCGTCAAAGTACCAGCCATGAAGTTCTTGTTTAGTTAGTATCTCTGCTACCTTGTGCTCTAGCGTGAGCCAGTCAGGTAGGGGTGGAAATGTTTGCATAGTTTTTTTGTTACTACAACGTCTTGAACACAGTAATCCTCCATATCTTGAGACCATTCTTTCCAGTCTGTAGACTTGGCAAATGATCCTTTGTATTCACCCAACCTATACCCGTAGGATTCTAGGCTGTGGCGTCCATACATTTGGAGCGGCATATGTTTCCAGTTATGTTTCCTATCAATATTCAATAGGTCAGCATGATAAAGACGTGATAGCAACAATGTGTCAATAACTACCTCTGGTGGTTTAAACCAGTTATAAAGCTTCTGTATTGCTGGTATGTCATACCCAATAATGTTATGACCGACAATACAATTGGCTTCTTCTAACCTGCTGATACCCCTGACAATAGGCTCTTTACTGCCTTCATCGTTGTATACCACAGTTTGATCATTCTCGTAATCATAGATGACCAGACAGTGAATGCAGGTAAGATCATACAGAAGTCCGTTTGTCTCTAAGTCAAAGATAAGAGAAGACATTCAACGGCCAGTCCAACGATATGTCTTATCGACAAACTGTGCCCTTGCTACAGCCTCAGGAGTAGGTGGTTTCGGGGCTTGAAGCACCTTTCCAGTAGGAAAATGAAAATATCGCTCACCATTAGAAGTCGGTGGTAGCGTCGAACTCTTGTTCTGGTTGAGTTTCATTGAATTTACAGGTGGATAAATCATAACTTAGATTGCACGCGATGCCAACTTCGCCTGAATAGCGATTCTTGAGGACTCTAACAGTTGTATCAGACTGTTTGCCTGTACTCTGTTGATCTCGTTCAAGGGCAATAACTCCGTCAGAGAGTTGTGCAATTGCTGCACTTCCGCGCAACTGTCCAAGTGTAACACGTGCTCCTTCCTCATGGTTAGTGTCGTTAGATGTTCGCCTGAGGTGGGAGACGAGGAACAATGCGATGCCTGTACGCTCTACAAGAGAACGCAGGCGGGTCATGGTGGTGTCAATCATGCGACGTTCATCGCCATCAAGACCACTCAACAAGATTGAGAGGTGATCTAGAAAGATGATCCGCGCATCAAGACCTGTTGCCAAGTATTCAATTCGGTTGTAGATGAGATCAGGATCAAAAGAACCAAAGCCATCGAAAAGAAAGAGATTCCAGACAGCAAGAGTATCCTGATACGCTTGGGTGAGAGTAGATCGGTCATGTTCTCCAAGGTGTAGTGATTTACCAACTGCTGCGGACATCAGTCCGAGAGCTGTTCTGCGATTTGACTCTTCGAGAGCCAGGTATCCAACTCGTTCACCGGAATTGAGAAGGTGAGTTGCCAACTCTCTACAGAAGCTGGATTTACCAATGCCAGATCCTGCAGTAATTGTAACAAGCTCGCCGTATCGGATCCCGTGAAGTTTATGCTGTAGTCCGGCGAAAGGGTAGTCATGATCAGCGGGTGGTGTAGGTGTGGTTACAAGTTCTAGGAGTGATTTCCCATCAACGATCCCATCTGGACGGTAAGGTTTTGCATTCCAAATAGCCTCACGAATTGCTTGAGAGTCATCGGCAACGATGGCGTCTGACGCATCTTTGTAACCATCCGGGAGCGATGCAATCTTGCACTTGCCAGGTGGCAATACGCTTGCTGCTTCCTCCGTCGCCTTACGGCCTGCCTCGTCATTGTCGAAGAGCAGGACAATCTCCTCGTAACCCTGGAGCCAGGGGATAGCCCGTTGAATCGACTTCTTGGCCGCTGCGGCACCGCTAGGTAAAGATACCATCGGCCACCCCGGCATAGCCTCTTGACATGAAGCTGCATCGAGTTCTCCTTCAGTGATAACGACTCGTTTTCCATGGGAGGGAAACAAATGTTGTCCAAAGAGGGTACCTGGGACTGTCCCTTCATAGGTGAATACTTTGTCTTTAGTTTTTACTTTACAACCTTCAAGTACTCCAGACTCGCTGAAATAATAGAAGCGTAGAACGTCTCCGTCTTTGTGGATTCTGTACTTTTGACAGACTTTTTCGGAGATTCGTCGTTTCTGCAACCGTTCGGCTGAGCCACGTAATTGTACATTGGTGGACATTTTATGAGTGTGAACAAGTTCTTCGGTGTGACCGTAAGCATTGCAGGCAAAACAAAAAGTGTGGCCATCAGAGTACAAAGAATTTGCATCTGATGACCCACAGTTGTCACACGGCAAGTGCCTCACGAACTCGGACTCGGAGTTCTGCATATGCATTTGCTTGTTGTTCGTGATAATCAAACCAATCATTCAGTGCGATATAAAAACCGCTCAGAATGTTTTCTGCAGTTGATGGGGTTTCAGCGTCTACATCAGCAATAATGTCACTGAATTGTTCAGCGTAAAATTCGGGAGTACCGTAAGTCAGGTGAGCCATTTGAGTGGAATTTCGGTGTATGAAGTCCATGGAAAGCCGTGCTTATCGCACCACTTCGCATAGGTGGTTTTGGACCCTTTGTAGATTTTATTAAAGGGTGCTTGAAAGACGAAGCGAATATCTAACTCGGGATTGCTCTTCTTCACTGCGATCATCTTGCGGCGATCCTCGCTTGTCAGGCGTCCTTTCACTTCTAGAAAGACACCATTCGGCAAAAGAAAGTCTGGCAGGTAATTGCATTCAAGAACGTAAGCAAGTTTACGTGATTCGTATTCGTAGTTAACTTTCAAGCTGGAGAGAAGATCAGCAACCTTCTCTTCCAAGCCTGATCTAAACATCAGAAGTCATCATCTTCTGCTACATCAGCAGACGGAGTGACAACAGGATCGTTAGACTTGAACCCTTTGGTTTGACCGAACAGTGCGGCCACTTCAGTTTCACCCATGTCACCAGCATCTACGCCAGCAGAACTATTGAGTGCAACAACTTGAATACCCACAAGCTTGAGAGTGGTGCCGTAAGTAACACCATCCTTCAGGATGTAGGGTTTCTGGCGGAATGCCAGCTTAACTTTAGACCCACTGTACAAAGGCAGTGAATCATCGGTGACAGGTGTACCTTCCGTGTCTACCACAGGAGGACGAGTCTCTTCATTCCAAGAGAACTTAACCTTGTACTTACCTTCAGACACCTCTTCCCAAGGCTCAGGCTTGAGAGTAGAACGCTTAGGGTTCTTCAGTTTAGATTCAGCCCATTTGATAGTCTCGGTGCGATCTTGCTCCAGGACTTCAACAAGCTTATCATTGATCAGTGCGCTAAGCGAGTACCCAAACTTGCTGGGTTTCAGAATAGCTTGGTAACCCTCAAGGACAACAGGCTCTTGGGTGATGTGTACGGTTTGTGCCATTAACAGAAAAAGTAGGTGGATTCAATCACTGACTCAGGCTTAAGATCGCCAATGATCGGTGGGGCAGTCTCCGCACCTATTTGAGATGCGAAGTCATTGAGAAAGTCATGCTCTGCGAACAGGTGCATGTATGTCTCACGTACCAAGGTAGATAGCGTGGACATGTCCGTGGCTCTGCATAACACAGAGTCATGGATAAGGGCAATCGGTGCATCGAAGCGTAGCGCAGCTAAGTGCAGCAATGATGCATCAAGGGAATGGATGAGGTTAGGAGCTGTTGCGTTCTTGTGGTGAAGTAGATCAACCTCGTCTTTGTCGCCTACAGCGACCTGCATACGACAAGCTCCTAACAACTGTAGCTGTAGGGATACAACTTCTTTTTTATTTAACTTTTGATGAACGACAAACCCTGAAGGTGTCGTCCATTCTAAGAAGTCCTTTCCGTTCTTGATGGCTGTGGTTACTTCCTGCTCAATCCATGACATAACAGCCA